GCAGTGGGAGGAACCCAGATGTTAAACTGGTTCATGCTTCTCCTTGTGTAGCGTGCAGGGGGCCCCCGAAGGAGCCCCCCGCAGCACCATACCGGCGAACCGATATGGGGGATTAGATGCCGTTCGGATCGTTCGTCAGACCGTACACGACAAGCTGCGTGTTCCGGCGCTGAGCCGCGAGGTTGAGGTACCGCCCGAGGACGGCCTCCCATGCGTCGTATCCGACGACCCACTTGAGGACGTTGCCATCCTCATCGAGCCAGTCCCAATCCCCAGCGTCGATGACGTTCAGGAACTTCTCGTCAAGGAAGTGAATCTTCCCGAACGGAGCCTGGCGGTCAGCGATGAACGGCTGCCCCATGTAGTCGAGTGCCTTGAAGCCACCCTTCAGGTTCACAGGATCGGTGTACCGAACCTGCGACTGGAGGAGGTTGAAGAGCGCCCGCTGCATACCGGGCGAGGCGATCATGGCCGAGACGTTCCCGCCCGCGACATCAACCGTGTTAAATGCCTGGGTCAGGAGGTCCAGCGACAGAGCGCCAGCCGCATTGATGCGGAGATTGTCCCACCAGCTGTTGCCCGCTGACGAGGCGTCAATGCCGCCGAACGTGTTGGCGGCAGTTGCGACGAGCTGCTGCAGACCGGACGTCTCGTACGTCACGGACGATGCAGCGTTGTTCCCCTGGCGGAACAGGAAGTGGGTACCAGCGGTGAGCGAAACAGCGGCACCAGAGATGACAATGGTACCTGCCGAGACGTTCACGTCGGTGATCTCTCGTGCAGCCGCAATCGTGGTCGGAGCTGCAAGAGTACCGATGTCGATGATCATCCCGATGTACAGCTCTCCCTTACGGAGCGCCTCACCGGACGTCGTGCCGCCCAGCGTTGCGAGAGTGATCGTGGTCGAGGCGGTAGCCGAACCAGAACAAATCTGGCCGGTACCGAACCCGTAGAGCTGGCGGGCGAGATCCATCTTGAGATCATTTTTGATCCCCATGATTTCGCCCTCAAGCACACGAAGGAACGAACCCGCGTCGTTAGCAGTCTTAACGCGGCCAATGCCGGTCACGCGGACTCGACCATAGAGTGCCTTGACGTCGTACACGGGCTTAGCATAGAGCTGTGCGCCAGGGTCTGCGAACGCGACGTTTTCACCGCGCGCGAAGACACCAGCGGAGCGCTGCTTATGCACCGAGTAGACAAGCTGGTTACCAGAGAAGTCAACCGTGTCGCGGCTGAGGCGCTGAGTGATAAGAACCTCGTTGTTCAACTGCTCCACGACCTTACCCTTGTAGACGTCCTTGAGGACGCCCGAAAGGGTGCTGGCAACCGATGCGCCTACGTAGGCCATCAGCTATCCTTTAGTCGAAGTTACTGGACAGCCTTACCCCAACTCGTTCCGGATACGCTCAAGAGCGATATCGCGGAGCCTGCCGTCCGTGATCGAGTCAATCTCGTCCACGACGTTAGGCTGAACCGGAGAGCCAGACCCACCCTGCAGTGGCGAAGGGGCGGTAACGCTTCCCTTAGACAGAATCCACTGGTCCAAGACCTGCTCTTGCATGGCCTTGTACTGATCAGTGGCGGCCAGGAGGTCACCATTGGTGACGAATCCGAAGCCTAGGATATTCGAGATATCGTTGTCCGTGAAGGAAGGGTTAGCCTGCCTGATCTGCGCCAACTGGTTGTTAATCTGGGCCTCAAGCCGAGCCTCCTGAAGTTGCGACTCGAAGGAATTCTTCCACTCCTTGAGTTCCTGCAACTCCCGGTGGTAAGGGTCATCCGACTCGTCCAGCGAGTACGGGTCCTGGTCATACGGGGAAAACGTCTCTTCCTCGCCCGGCCCGGCCCCGAAATACTCACCAAGCGTATCGTACACTTGCTGAGCAAACTGGGAGTCGGTGTTCAACGCCTCGATGAATTGGAGCGCCTGCTCCGCCTCTCGGCGCTGATCTGCGAGTGTCTGAGTCTTGCGGGTGTAATCCGCCGTGAGTTCGCGCTCACGCGCCTCGATGTAGAGGCGAGCCTCGGGGGACAGCTCGCTAAGGTCGATATCACGCGAAGCCCGGCCCTGGGTCGGCTCGGCCGACTGGGGGGTTTCGGGTGACACGTCCTGCGTGACAACGGGATCTGGCTGGCTCTCCTCGAGCCCAAGGCCCTGGGAGAGTGCTGCTGTCGCGTCGCTATGTGTATCTGAATCAAATGTACTCACTAGGAGTTGACCTCCGGTACGGACGGGAGTTCGATTAGCTCGACTGGCTCCACGTCGATGTACTCAAGTTCGGCTGAGCGTGTTTGCGCAGCCGCCACCATTCCCGACACAGCGCCAAGGAACAGTTCCCGGATCTCGTCCGGCGGCGGAAGCTGGAACGTATGTTCCACCTTCTGCGGTTTGTTGAACTGCTCGTAGGCGCGGATCTTATCGGACAAAACGCCCAGAGCGGTGGTGACGTCCCTGGGGGACACCTTTCCCTCATCAATGAGGGACTCAAGGCGGACGAGAAGCTTATCCCGAACCCGCGTGGCTTCAATGAGGAAGTCGGTTGTCGCAACAACCAGCTCCTCCTGCACGCCGTCCGGCGGCCTCCCGTCCTTCGCCCACTTCTGTGACCATGTACGAACAGTGGAGACCGGAATACCAGTATTGCGCGATGTGCGCATGATATTCCCGTCGTTGACCGTCAACTCCGCGTATACAAGAGCCCGGTCTTTATCCGAGTAGGACTTCTTACTTCTTGCCACCCTTACTGTCTCCCTGTGGCTTAGGCGTGAAGTCGGACTGCCTCGCCTTCTTCTCAGCGAGATCCGCTTCCGCGATTGCCTTCTTCAGGGCAACCCTATGTAGCTCGTCCTGGCGGAGTTGCTCAGCAGAGAACTGCTCAGCTTTCCGGAACTCTTCGACTTCCGAAGAGGCCTGGTCTGAGGACGCTTTGCTATCTTGAAGGATAGCGTTCTGCTTGGCCTGCATGTCGGCGATGGTAGCCTCCATCATGACCTTGGCAGACTCCGCCAGCTGATTCCCCTCCTGCCCTGGCCCGGTCGCGTCTGCGTCGGGCTTGTCCACACTGTCGGAGATCCACGTCTCGAGCGGCGGCTCCATCATCTCTTCCGGAGTCACATCGACACCCGCCTTCTGCAGGATATCGGAGACAGCCGTAGGTCCGGCGGTAGCCTTGATCTGGAGCGTGGGCCGCACAGCCTGGAACTCGATGGGTGCAGGCTGCGAGCGCAGCATGTCCATCGTGGCACTGTAGTGATCAATGCAGTTCTGCTGGATCTCGGGTGGGAGACTCTCGAACTCCACGCCCTTCATGAATAGGGAGTGGGCCTCAGCGTGCGCCTGCATATTCTCGTGGGGAAGCGGCTGTAGGGATTGGAGACGCAGGTACTGCTGCATCTCCATAGGGTCAGTCATGGGGGCATCCGGGTTGCTCATGCTCGGCACCTGACCAGCCTGCAGCTGTGCCTGTGCGGACTGCAGAGCGAATGGGTTGATGACCCCGCCGGACAGTAGTTTGTCATGCTCCCGAAGCGCCTGGTCCTCGTCCGCCTTGAACTGAGCAGAGATGCCCTCAAGGTCGGCGATGTCCAGATACTTGTACGCCTGATCCGGCCTGATAATGCCCTTCTCAAGGTACTCCATGATACGCGCCTGGCGTCCCGCACGAGTGCGCGGGAGCGCGGAGCCGGACTCCACGACGACGGACACGCCGCCAGCGAGATCGGCCTTGCTGAACTTCTTGACCCGAGTTGAACCGCCGGGGCCAGAAATTTGCAACATGCGAGGCTCAGCGTAATACTCTTGAGCGTACTGCAGCATCATGTTCCCGGCCCGCCCTAGCGCCGTCTCGATCAACTTGATCGTAGGGGCGATGCGGTCCGTGGACATTTCCTGCAGAAGGTCGATTGCAATTCCCGCCTCCACGTTGGGAGGAACGGTGCCCTCGCTGACCTCGGTTAGGCCGAAGACCTCGCGCAGGGAATTGCGGATTGTGTTGAGATGCTCAAAGACATACGCCTGCATGGCAGGCATCTTCTCGATCTCAGGCTTATGCTCCCCGATGGGGTTGTACTCGAACACCGCACCCGGCTCGGAGGTGAGCCGCTGTCCCGCCAGCGCGCCTGTCGGGGCCCACACGCGAGGCTTGACTGTGAGGTTCTTGTACTCCACGATCTGGGAGAGTGTCTTATTCAGTTCTTTCTGAAGAGGAATGGCGTGTTCGACTACACTGGAATCGTAGATCGCGCCCGGAACCCGGACTCCCGGAAACTTCACAATAGGGAGCATCCTGTGGGGATACGGCCACTTGGTGTCCTCAAGAATCTTGTCCTTGGTCCAAATCACGTACCGTCCGTTAGGAAGGCTTGGGGTTGGGAGGAAGTATCCCTCTTGCACGGCGACCAGGGAAGCCTCTGAGGCGTTCTGTCGGTC